CCAAGTCTCCGTCTCCAGTGTGTTCGCTTCCCATAGGGGCATCATGGCATCTAGTACGACGATACATTGCATCCCCTGAAAATCCACACGAATCGGCCGGCAGGCCATGCGTCGATCAGCAGGTGCCGTTTTGAACGTAGCGATCAGATATTGTTCGTCGCCGCGCTGCGTGTTGAACCAGCCCTTCAGCTCCTCTTGTCTCTCTTCGACATTCGTCTCGTCAAGAATGAATATTCGCAGACGGAATGTCCGGGGGGTCTTCGTCGAGCCTACGAAGTACGGCCAGTCAAAATCCACCTCGGCGACTATTGGTTCGCCGTCCGGGGCTGAGAGAAGATTCGCATCGACATAGGCTTCATAGTTCGCACCGTCGTTAATGTCGTGATCATCATAAGTTTGTACGACAGCGTCAAGCACACGGATTTGCGCCATCAGGTCAACGCCTCCAACTCAGCCAGGAATGACGATACATCCTGTACGCCCTGCAAATTCAGCGTCGTTATATAGATTCTGGTTTCGCGTGGCTCTTCTTCTTGATCGTAGGGGATGACTCTCTCCTGACCGTGGGCCATGATCGGGACAGCAGTACCAGGAGCACCGGGAACGGTTCCGCCGCTGGCCATGTTGGGTAGAAGCCCATAGCCCGGCACAACATTTGTCGCTCGAATCAACGGACCAAATGGTCCCAAGGCTACGTCTACCGCCAACCCCTTTAGCATCTCACCCAGTTTATCGACAATGAGCTTCTTGGCTGCTGGGCCACCGACAGCTTCGGCAATCTTACCGGCGATCCCTAGTCCAATATCTGCACCGGCCTTAGCGATTGCCACATCAAGAGTCAGCAAAGCGACTGTTAATGCTTCCAGAAACGCTAAGATGGCACTCTCCCCCGTTTCTGTTTTTCCAAACAAAGCCACAATCCCATCGACAATAAGCTGCCCGATTTTATCTCCAGCCTCTTTTAACGCCCCACTGGAATCAGTTGACCAGGTGGTAATCGTCGTTACCAGGGCACCAAGCTCAGTGGATGCTTTCGCCAAGGCTCCAGTCTCTGGAGCGGTCAACCATTCCCAGAACTTGCCGGGCCAAGTAGAGATTTCCTTCCAGATCACGGGCCAGGCCTGACTAAAAGCATGTGCAATCTGTGGCGCGAAACGATGCTGAATGAGAAACACACCGGCGTTAATTGCTCCGTGTTCACCGGTCAGCCAGTCCCAGAAACGAGACCCCAGTTCTTGTAATCCCCCGAGAAAACCCTTCTCAGCGAACAGGTCTCGCAATTCGCCGAACGCGGCTTTGGCTTTGTCAATCGCGATGGGGGCCTGCTCGGCCAGCGTGCCGAGTACCGAGGTCAAGGCCGGCAGTAGCGCGAGCCCTATCTCATCCTTCACATTCCCGAAGACCGTCTTCAATTGCGCCCACTTCGTCGCCGCGTTCTCTGTAATGTCCGGCATGTCCTTGGTGTTCTCGGCCAGTTTCTCCATGACCTGATTCATCATGGCCGTTTGCTTTTCGCTCTTGGTCATCTCCTCGACAGACTTGCCTAGCGTGACAGCGTATGCCTCGTTTGCTTCGGCGGCGCTGACCTGAATCTGCAAGTTATCGAGAATCACAGGCGATAGACGCCCAACGCCCTTCGTGAGCGAATCCATCAGATAGCCCATGTCCTGACCGGTGGCAGCACTCACCTTGCCAAGATATTTCATCGCTTCAGGCAACTCGTCAGCGAATGACTTGCCAACAAGCTGAGCGGCTTCGTTGTAGTTCCGCATCAGCTCGGCGTCCTTGACCATCCCCAGAGACCCCTTGCGTAACGCCAAAAGGGTATCCTCTGCGCCGCCGGTGATACCGTCAAACGCTTTCTGAATACCCTCCAGAGGCATAGCATCAAACGCGAGCTTGGTCATCGCCGCACCGAGGCCAACAACAGCCACCGTGCCAGCCATCATGCCGGTTTTGACGATCCCACCCACGCGAGAAGCCCAACCGCGAGATCGTTTTTCCGTGTCATCCATTTTTCGGATAGCGTCGGTGTTATCGCCGCGATAGTAAACTACCGCATCGCCCACTGTTACAGACACTAGAACGTTACCCCCATCTGTGCCAGGAACTGGTCAGCACTGATAACTTTCTTCCCGCCACGCATCTCCTGTCGAGCCGCTGATCTGGAATGACTCGTAAGACTCGCCTCCCAGACCTTGCGCTGAAAGTAAGCCTCGGTCATTCGTTCCAATTCTCCTATGGAGAATTGCTCTTCGAGCTGCGCCTCCGAGAGCCCCCACTGCGAGAGGGCGATTTCGAGGATGTCTCCTTGCTCTCCGGGCCAGTCAGCACATCTTGCAGACCCGCCACGTCGAAAGGGTTTGTCATCTTCAGAACCCCCACTAGGGAAGCGATGGCCTGCTTGGCGGATGCATTGTCCTCAATCCAGCCCCGGTCCTTCTCCAAGACCTCCGAGAACTCCAGGAGCATTTCAATTGCATCGTCTACATTGTCAGTCAGGAGCTTCTGGAGGATTGGGAACAGTTTGGCAAGCTCTTCCGGTTTCGTGATGTCTACATCGGGCAGGCCAGGAAGGAAATCGAGCAGTGGCTGAAGGCACTCTACGAACTTTGGCCGCCAGACCTTCGACTCCTTGATGGATTGATCCTCGATTTCGAATAGCCGATCACCCAGCTCAACACTGATTGTTTCTCTCATGTGATTATCCCGTCACTGCCGCAGTTACTCGCTGCCACTTCCACAGCTTCTGCCCGACAGCCTTGGAGAGATCGACGAGTGCTTTGATTTGAATCGGAATTCCGACCCACGCAGTCGAACTGTATTCCTGCGTAGCGTTCAGCTTGGCTGTTGCCTTCCAGACAAAAGAGCGTACCGGGAAGTCGTTTCCCGAAGCATCGGTGTAGATCCCCTCGAAGCCCCAAGCCGCCTCATCTATCTGATACTCACCACCAACAATCAACTCGTCCTTGCCCACCTGAGCTGCGGCTGCCGCTGTTGAATTCGCTGTACCGGAGGTCACGATTGCCAACTTCTTGGCCGTAAGCTCCAATAGCACCGTTTCCATTATCAGCGATTCGCCAGTCTTGCGCCGCTTCATAATGGCTAACTCCTGCTCGACTTTCAACTCCAATTCTGTGAAGTCGTAATTCGAGGACAAAGGTGCTTCGGTATATCCGACCTTTTCCCAGTTACCTCCCCAGTTCGCACCGGCCACTACCGTATCCGCCGGCGGGTCCTCGCCCACTGGGGCTTTCCACAATGTCACTGGACCTGCGATCACATCTGCTACTGCCATGTTAAACCTCCTCTACGAATTGTCGAGATAGCAGGTGAAGTAGCCCAACTTGAACCACCAATGCTTATCTCGTTCTGGTTCCTGTAATAGTTGCCCTGGGCCCTCCGCTAGAGCCCAACGCATCTTTGCACCTCGGCCTTGGTCGAGCACGTCGTACAATGCTCGATAACACCTGTTGGCCTCCATTTCATCACTGCCATAACATTTGAACTGAACGGACGGAGCGAGTATTACCCGCTGCTCTGTCTGAATCTGGCCGCCTCGAACCTTGAAACAGATTGCCGGGCCTTGGCTCGGTTTGTAATCTACAATCGGTACATCAGCCCCAGCGTATAGCCGGGAACCAATAACTGCTTCCAGTGTTGCTTCTGCAGCTAAGAAAAGCCGGATTTCTGCTTCTACATCGATCACTAGAATTTCGTCCTTTGCACTATACCGCCGAACTGCTTGACGGTATCCAGCATGGCCTGATACAGGAACGACTTCCGCATCTCCTGGAAGATCGAATAGTGAGCTCCGAAAGCTACTGCGCTTTCCTTCTTCGTGTTCACGGGTGGGGGAGGGGCCATCTCTCGATCGGCCACGGCGAGCGCTGCACCCATAGCTTGCAGGTATGTATTGCGCTGCGCGGAAACCACAAACCCGCTGTTGGTCATAAACCCGGTATCGATCTGCCGATTCTCGCGAATGTTAATCCGGGCTTGGCCGAGAGTCTGAGACGCAAGCTGGTCCAGAATCTTGTCATCAGCGTCTTTCAGGATGGCTTTCACCCGCTCGCCGTACCAGTGCACCTTCCCGTCGGCCATTCTACCACCTCAGAACGGCGAAGGTGATACTAGTCAGAAGTCCCTCACCGCCTGTGGCCCAAGTCACCTGACACTTACCGCTACTGTTGTTGAAGGTCTCAGGCAGGAACGGGCCAATTGCTGAGTAGTCATTATCCGCTGTAACACTTACAGTTAGATCATCGACATCTAGCCCATTCACAGTTCGAGGTGTTACCACTGTCACCGTAAGAGTAGCGGTATACGCGTTAGAAATGTAAAGGAATGTACGACCATCATTGACGAAGGTATTTCCATCGGCATCAGAACTGGCTGTAGTCATCGTCGGTGGCGTTAAGCCAGTCAGAACGATGTTCTCCACACTGACCGGCGTAGTCGCAGCTTGGACCAGACCGACACCTACTTGCGCGGGCGGACCGAGTGAGGAGGCCCAAATCATCGCCAGTAACAACACAACGCCTAAGCTTACTACCAAGATTATTCGTTTCATCCTGCATTACTCCCATCTGTGACCAAAGCAAGGTCACAAGTTAGGCACGTTGGGCCGCGGCGAATTTCACCCAGAATGTGATAATACTCTGGCGTAATATCGCTACCGAACCGACGTGTCAGTTCAATACGATCTTTGCCCGTTACCACCGAGTCCAAAGGAAGACGCAAGACAGTGCGCATCGTCGCCACCTGATCCGGCGACTCCAGGCTATTGACTCCACGGATGTACCCAAAGCCGCACTCCGTAGGGATGCCAGACGAGACCCAGGTGGCAGGCGCGGGTTTGCCGTACTCGTTGATTGCGCCTGCCGTGTACGTCAGAATGTCGCAGGTGTCCAGCATCGACGCTTCCTGCGTTTCTTGCATATCCGCCAGGTCGTCGCTCAGCCAGGTCATTAGTCGTCCACCTCAGCCAGATTGCCGATCCAATCGGAGGGAATGGATCGCGTCTGTCGGATTAGCCGAACTGTCTTGGCAGATCGCCGCGATTGGTGCCACCGCGCTTGCGCCATGTATTGCTGGTATTTCTGCGAGCGGGTAAAGCTCCCACCATCCGCGCCGAAGTCAAACTCATCTGCTATGACGCCGGCTCTCTCTTCCCAGATAGCGGCTGCCGCGCTGTGCAAGCAATACGTCGCTATCCAGTCGTCGTTTGCCTCCTCAGTGGGAGGCTCAGTTGACGTATCCCACGAATAAGGCTGTTCGCCTCTCTCGTCGATCAACGGATGGGCTTCGATATATGCCTGAATGTCGGCATCCTCGTAGATGGTTGCGGTGGTCTCATTGGTCATGCGTCGGACTTGCGCGATCATTGCCGCGGTTGCTGTCATCGCTCGCCCCCCTATCTAGGCAAAGCTGACTAGCCTAGGCGAAGCTGACTAGCCCGATTCCACTGGCCTCGTCTGCCTCACTGCCAAAGTTGGCATAGCCGTCAGAATCGTTCCAAACCTCCTGCGGCCAGGGGCCCAGTATCCAGGTCTCGCCAGATAGCACATTTACTGTGCGGGCGGCGACTGCCAATCCATCAACTGTCCTCACCGGCGTGATTGTGATCTCGTTGTCGCCGGTGTTGACCTCAGCCGCGATCATAAGCGTTCTACCGTCGTTCAGAAACCTAAAGCCACCCACGTTGGTCACACTCTGCATGTCGACCTCTGCACCAGTCCGCAACGCAGCCTGAGTGGTAAGTGTTTCAGTTGCCATATTACCCTCCTAGGCACCGGCTCCGGTTAGGAGGCCGGTGTTCTCAGCCCTCCGTTACACGGACTGCCTGATATACTTCACAAACAACTTACCCGTGAATCCCGCGGTCGATGCCGCGCCCGTGAACGTGATGTATTGCGCCGCGCCCCAATCAGCCGGGACAGTGACTTCCGTCTCTGCCACAATCTCTGGTATGTAGCAGTTGATCAACGATCCCTCGGTGATAGCGTTGAAATCAAAGGCGCTCAGAATGTCATTTGCATCCGCCCCCGAAGCCCCGATTCCAACATTCACCGCCGCCGCTCCCGTGCTGCCCGTGATGCACTCCAGCCACGCCTGCGTGATCGTCACATCAACGCCTTCGGGATTGGCTATTTCCCCGATTGCGAGACCAACCTGACCGGTGATGTCTACACAGAAAGCCCCTTTACCTTCCCAATCCATTGCTATTGTCATATTACCCCCTATGCTGATTGTCGGGTATACGTGACATGCAAGCGGGCAGACAGGCCCACGCTCGATGCCGAGCCCGTAAACGTGATGTACTGCGCTGCACCCCAATCAACCGGGTCGGTCAGTTCGGTTTCTGCCGTGTCTTGCGGAGCAAAGCAATTCGACAGAGAACCTGCCGTCAAGCCGTCCACTGCGCCTGCGTTCCACAGGTCAGTGGCAGTTACACCCGTTGCTTCGATGCCGCAGGACAGGTTGCATCCAGCAGTAGAAGCCGTGATTATCTCTAACCACGCCTGGGTGATGGTTACATCCACCCCCTCCGGGTTCAACACTTCGCCGATTGCCGTACCAACCTGACCGGTGATGTCGATGGTCAAGCCACCGCCCTGCCCTTCATAGTTTCTTGCTACAGTCATTGTTACACCTCCTGCTTCAACTAGCCCCCCCCACCCCGTAGAATGGAGGGGATCTCACATTATCCGTGCTCAGATGTTCTAGCCGTCCATCGCTATTGCGACACCGGACAGGTCAACGGCAGTCGGCGTGCCCATGTCGCCCAACACTACGTCAGTGTTAGTCGTGTCCCATGCACCCAGCCCGAAGCCCGTGCACTTTCGCATCAGAATCTGGCGGTCTGCGCTGGGATTCACGAACAGGAACGCCGTCCCGACCGCGTTGGTCGTGGACACGTTGATGAATCGACAGCTGTCGAACAGCAGGTAGTCGAGAATCGCGGTGGCGTCGACCGTCTCGCCGAAATACACCGTCGTGGCTCCTGCTCGCATGATGAAGTCGCAATTCTCGAACTTGTTCCGGGCCGCGTCTCCGTCGACCAGAAGCAACGAGTACCCTGTTGCCAGTGCGATCGTAGTCAGCCCGATCGTACAGTTCTTGAAGAAACATTCCCCGGCCCCGTTCAGCTTGAGCGCTCCACCGGTGTTGATTGCATGAGCAGCATTGCCAGGCGCAGCGAAGTGAACGTTCTCGAAGTAGTTCCGCTCACCAGTGACCTGCACGTTCAGCAGGTTTCCAGCGTCCGCAACTCCCTGGTAGAACATCACGTTCTTGAAGATACAACCCGAGCCGGTGATATTCACCGAAGGAGAAACTGCCGTTACGGCTGCCCCCTGGAAGATTCTCGCTCGATTAGCCACAGGAACCGGTGCAGACCAACCGACCAAGTGCGTGTAACTCTTGTCCCAGGTGAGCACTGCCGCCAGGTTGTCGGAGGTGTCGCCACCGAGATACACAACGCAGTCGTTCTGGTTGTCAACGCACAAATCCTCTGCCGCTGCGATCGAAGCCAGCGGCCACCTGAAATTGGTGCCGGGATTGCTGTCAGACCCGTTGGACGGGTCCACAAGATAGATCTTGCTCTTCGGACCTCGCGGGATTCCCTGCAAGGCGATGAACTGATTGAGATTTCTTGGATACAAACCCATTATGTCATGCCCCCTTATGCCGTGAGGCAGCTAAACGCGCAGCGATTAGCTGCCGTTGCCTGCATCCGGTTGAGCGGGTTCGGCAAAGCAACACCGACTCGCATTACAGCCCGCAGGGCCACCATGTCTTGCTGGGCCAGGTTGTAGATGATGTTCCCCGCACCGTCCTGGATCACCGCTTCTGTGAGAATCTTCCATGTAATATCCTGCCGCATGGCGTACACAAGTTTCGTCCAGTCACCGGAGAACATCAGGCTCTCGGCCGAGTCGATAGACCCGTTCAGCGGGAAGTCAATCGGCGCTCCATCTAGCTCGTACCGGGTCGCTTCCTGCATGGAACTCTTGAAAATCGGGTTGCCGTCTGAGTCGCGACAGTTTCGCAACTTGCCTCGCATTGAGACGTGGGCCAAGTGGGCAGAGGGAATGTACCCGTCTGCCTCGATGGTCATCAGGATACCATCTGTACCTCCCGCTGTCTCGCCCATCAGAACTTCGTACAGATCAGTGTAGGCTGCGAGAGAGAGAGTCGAACTGGCCGCAGTGCACAGGGCCTTGAGGCCGGCCGCTCCCATGTTTGTCGTCCATGACGCCGGAATATTCGTCCCGTACAGCACCGCCTGGTCGAACGCGATGCCGAACGCTTCGACGATCGAGGGCTGAATTTCGCCCCAAATGTCGTAGCTCGAATCATCGAGCACCGACTCCGAAATCGGCACAATACAGGCCAACTCCTCGGCATCAATGTACTTGTTCTCCCAGTTCATCTCGGTAGTTTGCTTAAGCCCCGTATCGCCAGACACGAAATACGCAGTTGCCAACGCCGAAGCCACCGGCATCCGACGCTGTTTACGACTCATGGTTGGCATCTGCCGAGCCAGCTTCATCACCGCACTGGATTCGGGTACGTGTTTGATGATCTCCCGACTCACTTCCTCTGGAATGAGAGCCGCAGCATCCGTCCTTGAAATTAAACTATTGTATGCCACTTTACACCTCCGCTATTATCTGCCCGCCTCGGCGCGAATAAACGCGTTCATGCTCTTCTCGTCGCCAGTGGGCGGAGTTTGTGTCCCCTTTCCGGCATCACCGGCGGGGATCGTCGATTTGCCAAACAGTTCCGGGAATTGCGTCTTCAGCGCCTCCCAGTTGACGTTGCCCCTACGGTCGAACGCATCCACCTCCTGAGCCGCCATCCAAGCCAGCTTCAGATTGGTTACGCCCTGTGTATGGGCATCATCGTAAAACGCGGCCTGCAGCTCCAATCCCTGGAGTTGATCAGCTTGTTCGGTCAGTAGCTTCTCAGCCTCTGACCCCTTTTCCGCTTTGGCCGCTGCGTCTCGCAACTGGCCCTCAAGGTCCTTGCGTTGCTGCCTCTCGCTAGTCAACGCGCTTTTCAGACCGGCGATGTCATCGTTGTACAGTTTCTGCACGTCAGCCGGTTGTGTCTTCAGCCATTCATCGAAATTGGCTGGGGTTTTGCTCTCCGTAGCGGCCTTCTCTGCTGCTGCTTTTGCCTCTGCCGTTTTCTTCTCTTCTGCTGCCTTCTTCTCTTCCGTTGTTGGCTCTGGCATCTCGCCCTCCTGGGCATCTCGCCCTTGTGTTTCTGTCTCTCACTGATACCAATATATCACGGATCACACAAAAACGCAACCTCAGTTTCTCTTCATCGCTCACCTGCCTTTCACAGCCTAGCCAGCAGCCTCTCTAATCCGACTCACCGCCGCCTGATACTCGGCCTCCGTGCAGGACTCGTACACTCCGAACTTGAACCATATCTGCAAGGGTGTCTCATCAAAGGCGTCGCACTTGCGCTTCTCGTCCCCCATGTGTTTGCAAAAGGCGCACACGCGGAAAACGGCTTAAATCGCATTTACGGCAGGCTTACTCGTCTTAGGCTGAAGCGACACTACTCGCAACCGGCCATCCTCGAATACCAGACGTGTCCTGAACTTTTCGCTCTTGTCTCGTGCAGGATCTGCTCGCCTCTTGGCCTTGACACCACTCTTCGTTGTCTTACGTCTTTTTGGCATTTCACCCTCTCAAGTCCATCTTCACTAACGTCTTGCCTCCTTGCTTTTCCACGGCTGTAATGCTAAACGTGGAGCCGCGCGGTAGCAGAAATTCCGCCTCTTCTACGTAGCCAGACACATCCATCACAGACATGCCACGCGAACCGGCAGGCACATTGATCTCAAAAAACGTTGATTCGAAGTGTAACTCCGCACCGCCAGGGACCAAAGCAGCAGACGTGTACGCAGGGTCAGTGTACTCCATACCGGTCAAACGCTCCCAATCAATAATATTTCCTTCCGCGCTCCGCACATTACCCGCACCCCGATAGACAACCAAGTCATCCGGAGTCGTCGACTTCGCCAAAACATTATCCAAGTCACGTACAATCTTACCACCTGGACCCTGCAGACCTGTTTCGCCACGCAAGGCGTAGTTCACATCAGCGTACTCAAATCCGCAATAGTCCTGTATCGACTTGTACTGGCTCTCTGTCAACTTCGAGGCCACATCGGCGAAATTGTCTTTTGTCCACTCATACGCTTCGTCCATATCCGCGAATGTAAGATTTTGTCCGTACCTCTCCGCAATCGTAGAAGTCGGGGCCGCTGGTGCTGTCGTCGCTGCAGGAGAAGTGGGGAGATTTTTGCCAAGCGCCGCCAAGTCCACTTTATTCTGCGCCATCACTGTCTTGTAAGGATACGTTGCGGGGTCAAACATCTGCTTTCCGAATTGCTTGTTTAACTTTGCCGTTTGCTCGACCATGTAGGCATATTGCTCCGGCGCATCACCGCCGAGTTCCTGCATGACCTCCATAAGCGCATTATCGCTCATAGTCGCGGCTTGCTCAACCGAAGGCCAATCGGCGTCACTGGCGGCTTCGTCACCTTGCTCAACTTACTCACCGGTGTCGGCGTCAAGCCTCGCCCCCAGGTGGGATGGTCAGTGTAGGTGATAAAGTCTTTCATCGGCGTG